CTTTACAATATTTAGATGCAGCCATATTTGCATAAGCAGAAGGATATTTATCAAAAGTTCTTTTTGCCCAAGCTATTCCCTCTGGACAAATTTCTCCACCGGATTTGGCTTTTTTTCTTCTTGCTCTTTGTCTTCTTTTTTCAGCCATCTAACAATCCCAATCTCGTCTAGCCCAATAATTGGCACTACATCTATCAGTTGTTCCACCCATACCTTTACTTCTTGCACAATATGATTTCTTTCTGGCTGCATTGTTTTTATGCATACCAAGCTTTGCATCTCCAAAAGTAATTCTTTTTATCCTTGAACTTTCGCTACTGCAACCTTTTACAAAAACTACTTTTCTTTTTTTTCCATACCCAGGCTCTCCTTTACGAAGAGCCCTAGGTCTATTTAGAGTTACTGTTCTACCTTGGTATTCAGCCATTAATCGTAGTTTTTATTCAACACTAAAATTATAGAATAGGCATCACCGCTTGAGTGTCCAACAGTAGTAAAGTCAATATCGCCAGTTTTACCTGATCCAGCATTGTTGGGAATACCTGAAAAACGATCATCATAGTATTCGTCGCCTGTGCTGTCAGCTGGTAGAGGTATAGCTAACACATTTGTTGACGCATCGAATTCTATGTCAACAGCCATACCTCTGGTCGCCCAATATATTCTTCCTATAGAAACTCCAGTACATGTTTCGCCCGCACTATTTTTTGTAAGTGTAGATACGTCAACTTTCTTTACTGAAGCTTCACCGGTTCCGTCTGACTCATTAGTGAATTTTAAGACTGCAACTCTTTCACCATCTTGTATGGTTTGAGATGTAACTGTATCAGCCATAATTTATCTCCTATTATGAGTCAGCAAATGGTGTTACTACAGTACCAGAAGCTAGGTTAATACCTTCTACTGCATACTTAGCTGCAGCTATTGCGGTAACTCTTATGATTGTTCCAACTATGCCACCTTTTGTTGTGCCGTTTAAAGTTATCACGTCGTTACTTGCACCAGAAAAAAATGTTTTACCTGCTGCATCGCTTTTACCCATATACAAACCACCAACAAACTTATCTGTACCATCGGTTAAGATGTCCATATCAGTGGCTGCTGTTTCCACAACGAAAGTAAATGAAGCTCCTAAGTTATTAAGTTGATTAGGATCATTATCTCTGTCAGGGGCCGTAGCAACAATACTTGGTAAAGTAAATTTACCATCAGCATCGTTACAAGTTAAAATTTTACCTGCGTGTGCAGCCACAGTTAAAGTCGTGTCTGCTGTTAAACTGACCACATTAGCATTACCAGCAGAAATAAATCCTGCTAGTGATTGTATTGGTCCACTAAAAGTTGATTTTGCCATATCAAGTCTCCTTAATTAAATTTATCGTCTTGGCTTGTCTGCTAGGGCAGTCGATAAACAATTAATTTTATCCCTAGTTAATTTTTATTATAACAAAAAAAAGGGGCAAATAAATGCCCCTTGATTTAATCTCTTTGAGTTATAAAGCAGAGATTTAAACTTCAATCAATATGTTTAAGCTCCTTGAGAACCAAAAACTGCTCTGAAGTTAGAGAATCCAAAAGAATATCTTTCTCTAGCTTTGTATCGCATGTTTCCAGTATCAAAGTCACCTTCTAAGGCTGTAGTTAATGGAGCTCTTTGGAAATGTTTGAATCCATCAGGACAATCTGTCTTGATGAAATAAGCATCAGTATCTGTTAGATAATGATTCACAACATAACCGTCAGGTATCATACCCATATTTCTAATAGCGTTAATATCGTTATCAGAAGTAGCTGTTCTACCTGGAGACTGTAAAAGTCTATCTGCCACAAACTGTAATTGTGGTGGAACAATTAATTTCATTCCTTTCAAAGCTATCACTAGACCTCTATCGTCCGTAAACGTAGAAATACTAATCAAGTTATCTTCAAGAGAAGTTTCGTTAAGATCCGCCATAGTTGTAGCACGGTTTGCCAAAGTTCCACCGCCGCCCATAGGGTGATCTGTTGCTATCAAAGATTTACCATCACCACCGGCTGTACTAAACGCATTGTTTAAAACCGCTGCAGCTTTGATTTGCTTTGTGTTAGCCATAGATCTTGCTAAAGCTCTTGTGTATCTTGCACCAAGTCTGTCATAAAGATTATCTTCAACAGCCTCTTCAGTAAGAGCAAATGCTAAAGAAACAGTTTCGTGTGTATATCTAGAAGTATATCCTTCGTTAGCAGTATCAAATCTTACACCGCTACCTTCAGATTTTACTTCAGCGTTACCAAAACCCACGATAAGAGTTTCTTCTTCAAAAGCTCTGTCAGAAGTTTCTGTTTCAAAAATTTCTTCATGCTCAGCCTCGTACCTTGAATACTCCATACCGAACAAGGCGTTTAAGCCTGGCTCTAATTCTTTCGCTAATTGCGCTCTATTTATTGCCATTATTAAACTCCTGTTTTATCACGGTAGAAGTGCTCATTGATTGTTACAATAGCATTTACATTAGCTGAACCAAGCTCGTTGTTGCTTGGGTCGCCAGAAAATCCCATGATTCTTAATTGTGCAGTAGTTGCCGCTGTTGTAGCAGATACTTCTAAAGCTGACATTCCAGTTTTAACTGAACCGCTTGTGTAAGAAATATCAGCATTTAAGCCGACATCAGTTTGCGCTAAAGAACCAGCACACTGTACTTCAAATACAGCGTCAGGATCGTCTTCTACAAATGCTACTATGTCAGAAGATACTGTCCCAGTAGGGAAATGTGAAGAAAATACGGTTTCACCATCACTGTTAGTAAAACTACATCCTCTAAACACACCTAATATTTCATCACCAGCACCTGCTACTAAGATAGTACCAGTGTTAGTCATTTTGACAGCATCGCCTGAAAAGATATTTCCAGATGCTCCTGAGGCAATTGAATACTCTGTTGTTCCGCCGTTAGCGACACCAGAGCCCAATTTACCAACAAGGCGCATTCCGAAAGGGGCATCTTTATTAGCCATAATAAGTCACCTATTTTGTTAGTTAAAGTTTAGTGGTCACTCGCGTGATCCACCACCAAAAGTTACGCTTGATTTCCTTTCCGGTTTTAAAATCGGAGAGGACGGATCGGATTCCCTCATGAGATCATTGTCAACCGCATCTTGCTGCGTTTGGGCGCGTTGTTCGAAATAGGAGTTTCTTTCCTCACGCGTCTCATTAGGTATCTTAGCCAATAGCAAACCACCCACAGAAACTACCCCAGCGTGCTTGCCATCGTCCATCGTTGGAATTTCAAAACCGTCTAATTCTTCAGCTCTAACAAGGTCGAAACCTTCTCTAAGCCTAGACGTGACGTTTTTTCGATCCTCTTGACCGACGATTTCTGCTCTTATCCAGCGGTATGTATAACCATCTGGAGCAGGGGGAGTGTCCAGCATTGTTGGTGGACTCCAAGGTTTGCGAGCGTCTTTTTTAGCTCGTGTGTCAGCAGAACGCGAAGTTCTGTTTTGTTCGTTATTTGCTTTTTGCTGGTCTGTCATCGTTTACCTCTTTACATATTTAGCGTACTCGTTCAAGGGTACGTTCAGTTTTTTAGCCATTTGCACCTCTGAAGGAGTTAATTTTACTTTTCTCTTTCCGCTAGAAGTAGCATCAACTCTTCCTGCTGATGCAACCTTTTGCTGAGGTTTTGCTTTCTGTTCAGCCGCTTCTGAATCTCCTTCAAAGCGTCCTGGAAAATAAGACCGCATACGCAAATCAATTTCATTGTAATACTCGTCAGATTCTGGTTCAACCCCTTCATAAATTACTTGTTCATGTATGGTTTTAGCAGCGTCTGTCATTACAGGATCTTCGCCGAACCAAGAATTGTTTTCTGCCCAAGCTTCAGTTTTTGCACTTGGCTTTCTTACTTGTTGAACTCTCTGCGGTATCTCTGCAGTTTCTTCAACAGCCCTTGTTTCATGCGTTTTTAAGTTGTCCTGTACTTTGCTTTCTTCTACGGCTATTTTTGACAAAACCTCTTGGGCTTTTGCAATTTTTTCGTAGTCGCCGGCCTCGTGTGCCAGCTTCAAAGCATTAACCGTTTGCTCTTTTTGTGAAGCTAATCTGTTTTCTGCTTCAGATAAATAAGTTTTATCTAAATTTGTGTTGGTAGTTTTTAGCTTGACGTTTTCGGTCTGTATGTCTTTAGCATACTCTAACGCCGAGTCTCTACCTCTTTCAGCCTCTCTAAGCTTTCTGGTTAGATCGTTGATCCTTTTTTGAACTTTAGAAGAATAATCTTCAAGCTCTTCTTCTTTTTTAGTTTCTTCCGTCTCTGAAATGTCTTCTATTGCCTCGGCGGCTTCGACATCTTCTTCAACTTCTTGAACCGCTTCTAAATTAGGTTCTTCTAGTTCTACCTCGGCTCCTGGCTCTGGTTGTTCTAGCTCTTCATTAGCTAACGCTTCTTCTGTCATCTTTACCTCATACTGCAAGGATGTCGTCTGGATCTAGTATGGTGGCTATAACTTCATCGTCGTTTATTATTCTGCATTCAGAATCATCCCCCAACTTAAAGCGAGCTCCCGCGTATCTCCCTATCAACACCCATTGTTTTTCTTCACACCAAGGTTTTGCAAACCGAGCTGTGTCCTTGTAACAATCAGGTCCCATTTTAACAACGTAGCCAACAACAGTAGCTAGAGACTCTCTATCTATTGTTTGCTGAACTAAGTGTATTCCGCCTTCCGTAACCCCTTTGCCTTTGTACGGCAAGATAAGAATACGCCACCCTGTAGGTTGCGGCATTCTCTCTATTATGGATTTGTCCAATAGGGACGGATCTAAAACTCTTTCTTGGGGCTCGACGTAAGCGCTGTCTTCGTTAGTTGTGGCTTCTTCGACTTTTTCTTTTTCTATCTCGTTTGCAACGTGGTCAGGTACTATTACTGATGTCATCTTCTGTTACTCTATCTAGCAGCTCTCTATATTTATCTTCTGCCTCGACGAGAGAGCTGTAACGTCCTCGCAGAAATTCGTATTGCTGTATATCTTTGACTCCAGCCAGCATTTGATCTTGTATTGCTTGTTTTGATTCTTCAAGCTCTTGCAAATACTTTTGGCTAATCCAAATTACAGACATTAATACACACCAGAAAACTTAGTGCCAAACTCTGCAGCGCCTACTCCTCTTGACTTGCCTTTACCCATACCTGGTTTTGGTTTGGTATCAGCAACAAAAGTTTCTTGCTTAGCGTACGCGACACTACCCTTGTTCGAATAAGAATTTGTCTTTTTCGCTGTCGGGGTTTTCTGATTTTGTGCGTCAATTTTTTTAATCATGTGCCAATTCTCTAAGAAGATTATATTTTTTGCAAGATTTATTTACCTTGGCCCCTGTATCTTTTGAATTGTTTCTTGGCTTGTTTACCGCGAACAACGGTGTTGCGACTGCTACCGTTGCCTTGAGAGGTGTGTTTATTTTTGCGTTTATTGGGATCAACCGTAACGACGGCTCGTATTTTAGCCATTAACTACGGTTTTTTTCGCGCGTTAAAATCTTTTGTTGTTCAAGTCTTGCCCTAGCCGTATCGTCACGCATACCGGCAATATCCTCTTGTGCTTGTATTCTTTCGCGATCAATCATATCCTCACGCGCAGCTTCAGCAGCACGTCTTCTCTGATCAACAGCAAACTGTTGTTGATCTTGAGCTAACTCTTGACCACGCAAAGCAAGTTCTTGTTTTCTTATGGTAACGAGTGGATCTTCGTCGCTAGGAGCCGCAATCTTCTCGTTAAATTCCATCACCAACTGCGACATGATAGGTGCTGAGAACTGAGCCAAGATACCGTCTGCTTGCGTTTGTGCTTGACGGGCTTCAACTGGACTTAGCTGTTCTGCTTGCTGAATGATCTGTTGGTATTGTGCTAACACTTCTGGCGGCATTTGTCCTTGCGCTAAGATATCAGCTTTCATTTGTAAATGCTGCATGATGTGCGAAATGATCAAAGCTTGCACTTGTGCGTTGGATTGCACCACAGGCGTATTCAACAACGACATGTGGGTAGCAACGTGCGCGTCATGATTTTGTTCTGGAAACGCTTGTGCTGGATTACCTAAAAGTAATGCTTGGTTTTCAAAACCAGCTTCAACTGGTACCGGATCGCTTGGCGGTGGCGGTTGTAATATTTGGTCAATATTATCCACGCCGATGGCAGCGTACATTCTTTTGTAAGATTCGTAGATGCCGTTCGGGCCGTGTATCTCTGGGTTGGATTGGACTAATTGCATCATCTCTTGAGCCATCGTTATACGTTGCGCGGTGCTGAACATATCAGGGTTGGATACCGGAAAGATATCGATACGCTCGTCAAAGTCAGACAGCTTGATACTGTTATCAGCGCTGCCCACAACGTACGGGTATTCGGGCGGTAAGTATTCTTGGAATACCTTTGCCAATAACTTAAATTCTTTTTTCTGCGAGTTATGTAAACGTTTGTGAATAGCTGATAGAACTTTGGTGGACCTTTCAAGCAAAGCTAGAGTTGTACCAACAGGGGCTTGCGGATTGCCGGCGCCGGTATTGATTTCTGCAATAGAAGCGAACTTTTGACCGGAATCAACCAAGACACCCAACAGATTCAATAACGTACCGCTAGGTTCTTTGAACGGTAACGGCTGTATGGATTCACGCAAGGAACCACCAGGCGCGTCGACGTCTCTGAACTCGCCAGGCTGGATCGGAGTGTCTTCGTCCCTGATGCGGATACCTCTCGTCTTAAAACCAGCAGGCAAGTTAGCCAGAGTACCCGCATCTATTAACTGTCTGAGGATTGAGGTTGACGCTTTGGAAAGCCCGCCTATCATGTGCGTCAACCCGAACCCGTAGAAGCCTAGTCCTGGTAGAAACTTGTAATGGACAAAATATTCTGTCTTTTGTTTCAAGGGATCTTCAGGACTAAAGTTTCTTCTGATCGATAAAACTTGGTTGCTGTAACTATCAAGGGTAACGATATACGGCAGTTTTACGCCAGTCGCGCCTTGCTCGTCTGCGTCTTCAAAACCAGGCAAGTCTAAGTTACAGTGGATTTCGTAGAGTAAGCTAACCTCGTCGGTATCGTATCTAGGTTCGAGTCCGCTGAGTTTATCTATTTCTTCGGATACTTGTGAGCTTTCGTCAACGGTAGTGCCGGAAGTATCAACGCGTCGGTAAAAACCAAGGGCCATAAGTTTACGCACTTCGTTCTCTGGCATCTTAACCACGCAAGTGATGCGCGGACAACTTTCTAAATCAGTTGTGTAATACGGTACGATTAAATCTTCAGGGGCAACAAACTTCGCCACAGCTCTGCCAATAGCTGCGTCGTAATAAACTTTCTTGAATGCAGATCCGGCAAGCGGTAGGTAAAATAATAATTGATCGAGTTCTTCGTCAAACTCTTCCATCACATGCACAATCTGATAGTTCATGAACTCACGCACGCGTTGTGCTTGTTCTTCAATTGCTGAATCGTAGGCACCTACCACGTTAGTTTTGACAGGCCCTCCAGCGGGTAATAATTCTTTGTATGCTTGCGCTTGAAAAGAGGTGACGGCTTCACCTAACAACGGATGGATCACACCACTAGCTCCAGAAAAAGGTTCTGAACGTTCTTCGTCAAAACGCATGCCTAGGTACTTCAAACCGTCGGTATAGGTTTTTTCCCAGTCTTCTCGTGAAGATTTATCTTTCTCCAAACCGTCACGCAATTCGTTGGCTATGCTGTTAAGTATGCCAGGGTCTAAAACTTCCGCTAAATTATCGTAGAAACCTACTTCCATAACTTCTGTTTCTTCGGTCATCTCAACAGCACTGCCGTCAGGCATCACTTCAAAGTTCGCGCTTTCTTGAACCGTATCTATAGTTTGTAACAGTTCGCTGGTTTCAACGTCCGTTGGTGTGGTCTCGGTTTGATTCTCAATAGCCATAATTAATCAATATCGTTGGACCCAGGGTACTTCTTTTTCAGCTTAGCTAACAACTCAAGTTGCTTTTTTTTATCCTGTTTGGGTCTAAATGGTTGTAATTCGCTACTGATACGATTGGCATAATTTTGTAACTCAGAAGCCTTTTGTCCTTCCAAATCATCAATAAATTTTGTGGCGTCGCTTTGCTTGAGTCTAACGTTGCCAGCTTGACGGTCTAAGTCTTGTAAATCTTTGTCGGTTTTTTTAACTAGCTCGGCACGTTCTTTGGTGTCCTTCATTTTTTTGATTCTAGCGAAGTTTCTGGCAATAACTGAAGATAAAGCCACTAAACCTTTGATAACCGGACCGAGTGCCATTAGTGCACCATCCTGTCTTCTTCGTAATACTCTAAAGGAATCATGTTTATCAGTTCTCCCACCAACTCAACCTGGTACCGTTCTGCCTGTTTATTAGCATCAGCAAGATCTTCAGCAACGATATACGGACCTGCAAATACTTTACCGTCTTCTTCGTATTGTGTAATAAAAATAACCATCAATAATATATTCTTTTTACGGGCGCCTTCTCGTAATCTTCGTAATCGTCGTTCAACGATACCAAACCACCTTCACGAAAACGCATCAACGCTTGCGTCATAGTATCACATAAATCGTCGTGGGCACCAAAAGGAAAAGCCGCGCACTCTTCAATCATTTCTTCAGCAAACTTCTTGACCGGAGCCCACACTAAGCCGGATTCAAATATAGGGGCAACCGAATGCATTCTTGTGGTTTTGTCGTGGCCTCTTGTGGGGCTGTAATTAACGACGGGTATGCCGAGGCGGCGCAATTCGTGCGTCAACGGAGTCCCTGATGCTTTGGCCTCTATAAGAGTCATGTCTGGATCCCAATATTTATATTCTTCGTAAGCAATCCGTTTGAGTTCTGGAAAGTCCCATCTGCCTTTTTGACAATCTAAGAGTATCAACGAATCAGGCGCATCTTGCGTTGGCCGGAAGACACCCCAAGTGGAGATAGCCGAATAGTCAGCGTTGGTCTTTTTGGAATACGCGGTATCGTAAGACTGTATGATGTAGCTAACACCAGGCAATTCTTCGTGTTCCCAAGTGTTCCACCAGTCCCTTTTGATAATAGAGCCTTCTTCAGCCGTTGGCGTTTGTAGCCACTGCGCGTTCCATTTCATAACGGGCAAAGACGCTCTGACTTTCTCTAATTCATCAAACGGCCAAAACTCTGGCCACAACGGATTGTCTGTTTCAGGAAAAATAGCAGGAAATTCTATTACCTCCCACTGGTCAGCAGCGGGTTCCTTTTGTGCATCCAACAACTTAGACGTCAAATCAATATTGCTCCATCTGGTCATGACCAAAACGATAGCGCCTTTTGGCTGTAAACGTTGCCTCGGTCCAGACGTGTACCACTCGTAACAGGATTCCATCTGCGAGGGCGAGAGTGAGTCTTGCTCAGAGTGCGGGTCATCAATAATCAATAGATCCGCACCACGTCCGGTAATCGCTCCGCCGACACCTGCGGCAAAATACTCACCACCTTTATTGGTTTCCCATCTACCGGCTGATTTAGAGTCTGCTTGCAGCTCAACGCCGTCAAATATACGTTTGTATTCGTCGGTATCCATCATGTTTCTGACTTTACGACCAAATCTGACGGCTAATTCACCTGTATGGGTGGTTTGCATGATCTTTTTCCTAGGATCTCTGCCCATAATCCAGGCTGGAAAGTAAGTGGAAGCAAATTCAGACTTAGTGTGCCTAGGCGGCATGTTGACAATCAACCGTTTTATGGTGCCGTTGGCGACTCCTTCGAGTTTTTCGGCAAAAATCTTGTGATGACGTCCACAAATAAACTCTGGCCACATGTATTCAATAAAATCTAGGAATCCTGCTTGGCAATTCTTTTGATTTGCCAATAAATCGAGCCGTTCTTGCAAAACTAAAGCTTCTTTTATTTCTTGATCGGATAGATGGTCTAGACGCATTCTCTAGAAACTGCGTGATTTATTCAGCAAACCCCATATTATTGGCTTCTTGAGTCAATAATTGTTCAATAAACTGTAAATCTTCAAGTGTTAGGCCAATATCGGCTAAAAATTGTTCGATATCTGCTTGGGTAGCGCCTTGTGCTATTAGTTGCTGCACAATTTGTTGGATCTGTAAGAAGTTCTCCATCATCTGCGCTTTTTCGGCGTCAGGAAGTTGTGCG